TTGTTGTAACCAATCAACCATCATTTCAAAATAGAAGGCCTCATCTTCTTTACCATTGGCCTCTAAAACTTTTTGTCCCATTTTAAAGAATTTTAAAACGGTCATATCTTTCATACCTGGTTCAATTGCTCTTATTACTTTACCTGGTCTTTGATTGCTCATCTGTCACCTCCTTTAAAATCATCTAAATGGTTTAAATTAGCATATCTACCGTCTTTGTTTATGGCATAGGCTAATGTTTGTCTATGTGTCTTAACGGTTTTCTGATATAATTCTTTTGCTTCTTCATATGTCTTAACAATGGTTTTTGTACTTCTATCTAATGAACGCCACTCCATAATTGAATACTCTACAGCATTATCAATTATGTTTTGTTCCCACTCGTTAGGTTTATTGTTCATTAGCATATCCATCAATTATAACATCACCGTGGTCTGGTTCATCTTCATCTTCTTGTATTAAAACTTTACCTATAAACTCGGTACTACCACTATCTTTATAGTTGGCGTCAACCATATAAGTTTCAACACCATTTTTATTAGTAGTTATTTCGTGGTTAATTTGTGAATGGTCTACACCACCATCATCTAAAAACTTTTGATCGGCCTCGTCTTTATCTTTTGCCAATACCTCTTGTTCAACCACAAGTGTATAATAAGTTTTCTTTCTGTATAGATTTTTACCTAAATCATCTTTCATAGGGTAAATGTTTGTATCAACTGACATAATATAGTCCTCCTTTTTAAATTTGGTCGGAGTGGTAGGATTTGAACCTACGACCCTTGCGTCCCAAACGCAATGCGCTACCAGGCTGCGCTACACTCCGTCTAGGTTTACTTTTCATCTTCGCTACTCATTAATAAAACAATGTAATGAATTGCTTTTAATAAATCTTTTCGGTTTTTACCAGCTTTCTTACCATATCTGCAAAGATACTTAATGGCATTTGCTTGGCAAAAATCTTTATCAATTCCTAGTTGGCGTAACATATCTTGTACCTGGAAACCGTCTTTAGTTGTACTATAGTGTTCACCATAAGTACCTTTAATGTAATCGTGTATTTCTTTGATTATTTTATCTTCATTGTATTTCATAATTAACTCGCTCTCTTGTTAAGGTTTTTAAATGTATAATTTTCTGTTAAGTTTGGTGCAAAGTCATATTTAAAGAATTGTCTGCCATTATATAATTGGCCATAATCATTAAATAATGAATTGTCACCATAAGCTGGTTCACCAAAAGCGTCTTCATAAGTTTCATAGTATTCATCACCAGTTAATACTTCAACTTTTGTGTTACCAACAAAATTGGTAGCAGAATCTTTAAAATTTTTGTCACAGAATTTTTTAATCTTATCTCTATTTTTTAATAGTAAATTTAAATATTTTAATGGTACATTTCTAAATATGGTAGAGTAACTGTAAAAGAAATCACATCCATCCTCTGGATCCTGATATTCTCTACCGTAAACTAAATGTATTGTATTATTTTTTGTTAACATATTATATAATTGCTTCAACCTTTGCGTCTTCTTTTGCATAAAACAGATGGTCACCTACATTGTTTTCATCAATATCAACTAGTTCTAAACCTTGTATAGCTAATATATCTTTAGTAGCAACATCTTCACTGATATAACCAGCGATATATTTGTTTGTGATTTCATCTACTTTTTGTTCAACTTCGTTTGTGTAGTATTGTTTAACTTTACTCATAGTGTTTTTCTCCTTTGTTATTGTTATATCCTATCATATCTACAATAAAAGTCAAGCCATTATTTTTGACTTTGTTTTTTAATTGTAAATCTCTCTTTTTCATACTATTATAATATCATACCAGGCCTATAAAGCAAGCGTTATTTTAATTATTTTTGATTTAAAAGCTAGTAAATTCAATGCTTTTTATGGTGCGACACATTTATACAGCTGTGTGTTCTGGTTTTGTTCTCTATTTCCAGTTATTTTTAACCCACTCCTGGTCTGATTCGTGTGGATTTGGTCTACCGTGGAATACTGCAATCTTAGCTGTGGGTAATAATTCAAATGTCCAAGATTGTTTACTAAACCTTTTTCTGCTTCTATCTAGCCATTTATACGATTGTGTCCACTCGTCTGGATATATCTTAATATTGGGGTCACCTTTCATAAGATCAGTTACCACATTTTGGTCACCTTGTAATCTTCTAAAACTTGGTCTATTTGCCATATAAGGTTTCCATATCTTTTCTGAACAAATCTTATTATTCCATTTCATAATACTTGAATTAAAAAACATATCTGGTTGACCAAAATCTCGTATAACTCCCATAGTATTTTCATCGCCCCATTTTACAAAGCAATCTATATTGCCTAATATTACAACATCTAAATCTAAATAAAAGTTTTCGCCTACTAAACCTGTATCAGGATTAAATAATTGTAATTTATTCCACCAACCTTCAAAATCGCCTCTTGGAAACTTTTGAAAGATAATATCACCTTGTACTATCTTTTGTAGTTTGACGTGATCTGTAAAACAATAAAATTTATGTGATACAGTTAAATTGCGTTTGACCATATTGTACAAATGCTGTACATAGATAGGTTCATATTTGTTTTGATAAAATACACAACATACATTTATCATATTGTTATCCAATTATATACTGCCCTCATACTCATTACTAAGTAAACAGTTTCCATTAATGTTCTTGGCCAATCTCTATCTTTATAGCCAAAATATACCCACATACAACACGATACTACACTTAAAGACCAACCCACCCATTGTGTAGCTATGTTTGCACTCGATAATATGAATACACTTAACATTGCTAAACCAAAACCGATCCATCTTGCACCGTTTAATTGTTGGTAATATCTAATCTTCATACGTCTTGTTCTTTCATTATTTTACAAGCTGTTCCATTTTCCATTTCCTCTATTGTAAACTGATTTTCTGCTACAGCTCTCATCCATTCATTTATAGTTTTATGACCTGGTCTTAATGGTTTTTCTATTTTGTTTATATCTCTACTTGAAATAGGCGCACATATATTTCTTTGATGAGTTACAACAGGCACTTTATTTAAAACTGCGTCAATAGCTGATAATGACATATTAGTTACCAAACAGTGACAATCTTTTAAATCTTCTTTAATATCTGTTCCCCACCATTGATTATTAGGTCTTGGTTTATTTCTGATTTTTATAGGTATATCTGTATATTTTTTAATTTCGGTTGTAACTTGATTTATCCATTCTTCTTGTGAAATACCATTTATATGGAACGTAACTGTAGGTGATGATGGTGCTACTAATATATGTTTAGTTTCACCTGTATACCAGCCTTTAAATTCTGTATCAATACCTTTGTGTGTCAACTGATTTAATCTAGTACCGTCACCTACTTTCATTCTTATTGTATGAATACCACCCTTAACTATTCTAAAGTATGTTTTATCATAATCATTTATTTTAGGTTCAGGATATCTGGTTATTTGTTGTGTTAAATATCCAACATCTACATAATACCAATCTTCATTCTTTTCTATACACTGTTTTATTTCAGGTATATTACTACCTGCTAATCCCCAAAAGAAATGTATAGGCTTATCTTCATCTTGCCAACCTTTTTCTATTGCTGGCCATATCTGGTGTGATAAACATTTTTGCCATTGTAGTTTGTGTGTTATAATCATAACTTATAATCTTCTAGTTAATTTTTCGTATGCTACACCATTACTTATTTCTGATAGTGTAAATTGATTTGCTAATAAACTATCTAACCATTTTTCTCTATCGTCTGAGTAAATAGGATTTTCTATTTGTGATAAATCTAGTTGAGATACTGGTTGGCCACAAGAGGCACCATCACAAAAAGATGGTACGCCATTTAAAACTGCCTCAATACAAGCTGTAGAATTAAATGTAACACAGGCATAAGCTTCTTTTAATTGTTCTTCTATAGAACCTAAATTTTTTAAGTCTTTCTTTCTGACTACAATATCTCTTTTTGTATATTGTTTTAATTGATTAAGTGTATCTTCTTCCCAAGTTGGTGCATAATGATATTGTTTAGCCATATCTGAGGGTGGCAAAACAAGTATGTATTTACCTTCTTTTTTCCAGGGTTTTATTTCAATATGTTTTTTAAATTTTTGTATTCTTTCATAATCTTTTTCATTTAATTTATCAATATAAGTTAAATTATAATCATTTCTAACAACTCTATAAATTTTATCATTTATTACATTCTTATTATTATGTCTAGTTCCTAATATATAAGCGTGGTCAAAATAAAAGAAAGTCTGAGGTATACTTAAACACTTTTTAATTAAATCACCTGTGCCTCTTAAAAATCCAAAGACAGCAATAGGTAAATCAAAATTTTCAAATGTAGGCCATTCTGTTGTTTCATTTCTACTAACTGTTCTTAATTTTTTATGTAAAACACCCTCAACGCTTTTAACAAAAGCTCTTATCGGAATATCCGTATTTTCTCTTGTTTCAAAGCCTTGTATCATTATAACCTTATTTTAAAACATTCTGCATAATACTTAAACCAATTAGTTGCATAATCACAATCTTTATATTCTGAAAACCAAGGTCCACCCTCCGTAAAGTGTACGTTTTTAATATCATCTTTATATTCATATTCACCACCCAACCAGTTCCACTCTAAAGGTAATTCACCTATTAAGTCTTCACTTTCTAACCATTTGAATTGGTGTAGTTCTAAACCACTTGCTTTGTTTACATAGTCTGGTGTTAATGTTGTACACTTCTTACAATTCAATAACATAAAACTAGACCAGTTTTTCTTTTCATAAACTGTTTGAGTTTGATTTAGAAACTTAACTTTGCTTTTAGGTGTATAGTCGTGTTTACAAACTTGAACAGCATATCTATCATCACGCAATCTCCACAGTTCATTTATATCTGCTTCCATCAACATATCACAATCCATAAACAATGCCCAACCTTGGTAGTTCATAAGGTGAGGAATAATAAATCTACTAAAACTAAATTCAGTAGATGATATATTATTTCTCTCCCTTACAAAATCATCTTTGATATTGTTTAAATATACTGGAGTAATAGCAACAGGTTTTGACGAGTTTTTTAATATACTATAACTTAGTGTACTAAAAGCTGCCTTTTCTTT